GGCGAGAAGGACGCATCCAAGTATAATCAGACTTGATTGCAGAGGTAAGATTGGTCTGGATCAGTTCCCGCCAAGGCATAACAGGGTCAGTGAGGCTTTTGATCATGATTTCAACGCCCTTAGGAATACTACCAGCCTCAGCCGTAGAAGCAGCATTGAGAATTGCCTGCTTCATTTCTTGGCGGATTTCTTCCTTTTCAGCCTCGGAAAGGTTAGGACGACCCTTACCCTTCTTGTTGCCATCTTTGCTTTCGCCATCATCACCATCGCCATCACCATCATCACCATCGCCATCAATGTGATCGTCAATCATCTTGTCCAGAAGATCGTCAATGTTGATATATTGGACGTTCTTCATCAGATCGTCATAGATCGCCTCAACCGCCCAGTTTTCGTACTTGGTGTCATAGAGACATGGAACAGTGGTGATGAAATCACCGACCTTGTGACGCTTCAAGTCAGCATTGACCGCATAGTCAGCCGCGATGTTCCAGAATTCCGGATCACGGTTGTCACGGCGTCCAAGGTGATCATACACCACGTGCAGGACTTCATGTCCGACAAGAAATTCAACTTCCTTAGTCTTGAGCATCTGAATGAAGCGAGAGTTGTAATAGAACCGGCGACCATCGGTGGCCGCAGTGGTCAGCCACTCATCAGCATTGATGAGTTGAAGGCGAGTAGCAAGGTTGCCGAAGAAAGCATGACGCAGCAAAAGCCCGATACGTGCGGTAACCAAGCGTTCGCGAGCAAGATGGTCAATCTTAGGATCGGTAGGACCCACGAGTTTATCAAACTTGTTGCTACGCGAACGCTTGGACTTCTTGGGGGCAGTGGTATTGGTAGTCATGTTAGAAACCTTTCGTTGTTGATGTGCTGACTTTAACGCAGATGTACTGTCATGTCAAGCATAAATCACCTGATCCATTTATAATACATATCAAAATCTTTATTTTTCATATAATGGATCGCTCCCTTTTTATAGGGAACCGGGGCATAAGTAACAAATTGTAAAAGAATTACATCCTGTTGCAAAATTTTAGAAGCATCTGAGTGAGGATATCCATAAATCTTGCGAATGTCCTGAGGACGAAACTCAATATCATATGGTGCCGCTTTAATTGCTTCTACCATATCGCGTTGGTGATCAGTGAGCTTCACGTGTAAATCCTTTTAAAAGAGAAGAGTTAGTTGGCTTTTGGACTATGCTTAACGCGAAGCAAATCGTGTACAATGGGACCATATCGTTCATGAAACTTTTCCATCATCCGAGAATTAGGATCAACATACGGAAAGTTGTCAGATCGGAACATGAACCAAGTTACCAAAATTGGCAAAAGTCGCTCATCAATTTTTTCTGCTGCCCGAGAAAGTTCATCGGACATAATATTACTGACGAAATAGGGGCGGAGTTGTTTTGCACTGTCTGGATCAGGTTCAGCAAACTCAGCAAAAACAAAGTCCATCACACTATCCCAGTATTCAGAAGCATTGTTTTGTTCCACTACTGCGATAGCAAGATTTACTAAAGTATTTATTTTGTCGCTCATGTTGCATAATCCTTATAAAAAAGGGGGAAGATTGTCTCAAACCTTCCCCCATGGAGCCGCTGGCTTAGTTACCAGCTTCTACGATGTACTTGCCATACTTCTTGTGGAAGTCATTGAAGTTAGTCAACTGCGAAGGCTCAATCGGAAGTTTGTAGGTCTTCAGAGCGATCTTTGCACCCATAACCACCAATTCAGTCTCAAAGTTCTTCATGATAAACTCAAAGAAGTTGTCAGCCATCTTGTGGAAACCCTTGTTATCCACGGTCTTGTTTGCCAGAGCATCACGAAGTTCGTAGCACATGGAAATCGTCAGCGAGTACATTGCCGAAATTTCCTTGACCGCCAATTCAGTGACCTTGCCCGAGAGGATATCGGCAGGGTTAGGCATGCGACCGGCAACCTTACGGTGTGCCATGAACTTGGTAGCAAGACCGTCACCGATGGAACCGGCAACCAGAGTAAACAGCGTATCGTTGTCAACCGTTTCATCGCTCAGAAGATCGCTGACGAAGCACCACGAACGCGGAGTTGCGAAGGCGCGGCTGGAACCCTTGGCGTCAAAGTCATAACCGTCCTGTTTGGAGAACGAGAGATAACCAACAACGTCTTGGTGGATGCCCTTGTTGACTGCCCAATTCTGCCATGCAGCGAAGTCATACTTCATTTCGATGTGAACAAAACGATTGGCGAGCGGCATCGGCATGCGATAGGTAACGCCCTTGTCGCTGTCACGGTTACCGGCAGCAACGATAACCACGTTATCGGGCAACTTGTACTTACCAACGCGGCGATTGAGGATCAACTGATAACCAGCGGCCTGAACCGCAGGAGGAGCCGAGTTCATTTCGTCAAGGAACAGAACAACGATGGGATACTGGTCGCAGACTTCTTGGCTGGGAAGATCAACCGGCTCAGCCCAATCCATCTTGCCATTGTCTTTGTTATAGAAGGGAATACCGCGAATGTCGGTAGGTTCCATCTGTGCCATACGAAGATCGTACATGTAGCCGCCAAGTTCTTGGGTGACTTCTTCAACCACTTCCGACTTGCCGATACCCGGAGGACCCCAGAGGAACACAGGACGCTTTGCCTTGAATGCCGAAAGGAGAGCCTTGCGAGCCTGAATAGAATTGATAGTGAGAGTGTCAGATACGTGAGACATGTGTTTAAGCTCCATTAGGTTGTGTTAATGTAATAGAGAGTGTTTTCCGTTGTTGCTCTCTATGAACCCTGTATAGCGATGGTTCCAATTCGAGTCAACAACTATTTTCACTTTTTTGAAGTTTTTTATGCCATCAGTTGAGCAATGAGGATAAGCTGATCCAAGTGGTTGATTGCATTGATGATTTCTTTGAGTTTCTTATCCGAAGCAATGATATGTTGATTGCTACGCAGATTGCGCTCAGTTTTTGGTACACTACGAGATTTTACCTCAAGTTTGCTGAGTTCAGTGATCATCTTCTTGATGTTACCGTGCAATTTATACAAGTCTGGATTATACTCCAGCTTGAAAAGTTTCAACAACCTCTTATCAAGGTGTGACTGAGCCAAAATCGCACTATGAATGTTTTCCATAGTCTACCCTTACGATAGCATCAGGAATAAGTCAATATCTTACTTAAAGTCTAAGACGATATGGCTACCATTCCGAAACCAACAATCAGCCTGAGTACTCCATTTATCATATAATTCATCATCTACTACGCGACAATGTTCTTCAGGGCGAGCACCAAATCCACCAATTGGACAAGGATGATAGTTGACCCAGTTCACTACAATAAAACGACCTTTGAACGTGGTGAGAATGCGTTCCCAAACTTTATCAAATGCCGGTTCAGGTATATGCTCAAGGCTTTCTACCATAAGGATAGTATCAAATGTTGTTAAGTCAATTTCATCTATAAACTGGTCTATAAAACCAACCATTGGTTTAACTGGTTGAAATTGATACTGAGTTGCTGTTTCTTCATACCATCGCTCTGCACCATTTCCTGGTTCAACACTGATGACTTCAATTCCCATGTGATTGAGAACAGTTGCTACTTCTCCACGACCTCCGCCAATTTCCAAAACACGTTTGGGGTTTCTGGTAGCAAAGGTTTTCAAAAATTGCATTTGTGATTCGATATAGCGGTAATCGTTACTTTCCGCTCTACCATTTTCATCTACTTTAAATACCTCAGGAAATGAATCTTTGAGTTGTTCCCATGATATATTATGGGCATACCCTAAACCAGCCAAAGCATCTCCAAATTTAAGACTTTGACTCCTCCAACTACGTATACCATCTGAATGGGTAAAATATGTAAAATCATATAAATCGTTCATTATTATTGTCCTTTAATTTACTCTATTATACTAAGTATAATAGAGTAAGTCAACGTGTTTCTTTCATCATGTTAGGATCATTTGGAGAAAAGGAGCCACGGTTTCCGACTGCGGATTTAACCTGATTCGGATTAAAAACTACCCAAACTTCACCGGACTTTGCATTGCTGTTGTTTGGAATGATTTCATTGATAATAGCACCATCAAAGCCAAGCTTCTGTAAGGTTTTTACAAAGTGATCACCTTCTGGTCCGTCAAACAGTTCCCAGCGTTCAAACTCATCAACATAATAATATATTGACCTCAAGTCAATACCATTGTCTTTAAATCCTTGCACGGTTTCTTCGTTATCTAACATATGTGAAAGATTGTTATCTCTTAGATCAATGGGATTCTGTACTGAAAGATATACAGGCAAGATTCGTCCACTTGGCTTATATTCACCGGGGTAATCTGGTTTCTCAATGAACGATTCAGCAAACATTGGATCAACCGCAAAGAAGGAACCATGACGTTCTACTTCAAATGCCATACCCAATGCACTTGCAAAGCCTGTGCCATGAGTGTTGAACGTGTCAAAGTCTTTAGTAGTAGCATGATAGAATGTCATTGGCTTATGACCATCCCATGCATGAGTGTGCTTTAGCCAATCGTCCATTCTTTTTTGGCGATGCTGTTCATCATAGCCGGGAAACAGTTCTTCTTGTTCCTCTTCTGCTAAGAATGACTGCCATTCGTTCATCAGGCTTTCGGCAATCTTACCGTCTGCTCTAGCTTGGGGAGGGATGCCTGCTCTGGAAGTCTTGAAGCCAAATGCCTTAGCGTTCTTCTTGATCGCATCTGGCTTGACATCTATTGTTAACGCCGTGCACCATCGTGGGTCATTCTTTTCTTTTGCTGATGGGATGTATCCTGATGCTTCGTCAATATAAGGTAAACGAACATTTTTATAGCGATCAGGATCATGCGGCTTAACTTCTTGTGTCTTCTTAGGCTTTGGTTCTCTCCAACCACGTTCCCATGCTGCCGCACCTTTTCTTGCCGCAAGATTAACGTCTTGTCCTCTTGCTCGCGCTGAACGGACAAAATGGTCAATCACTTGCTGCTTGGTGGTGTAGGCTTCGTCAAGTTGTTCTTCTTGCATTTCATAGCGTTTCATGATTTCATCTGGAACATTATCATCCCATCCAACATAATAATTATCACTAATTTTATCTATCGCAGCGTCAAGACGATTTCTATAGTCGTATGGTATACCCAGTTCTTCTGCACCACTGCCGTGAATGGCCTCAGTGGCATCCCACCAGTAAGTATCACCGCTGTAATAGAGTCCACGAAGATGTTTGTGTTGTGATTTTTTAGTTAGATTATACAGAGCACGTGGTGTAGGGTTTTTCCAATGTTTTAACGAGCTTTCTTCATTGATTATTGCATCAAACTGGTGCTTCAATTCTTCAGCAAGAGTGTCTTCTTGCTCGGCAATTTCCTCTTCAATGCTTAACTTACTGCTGCGAAGTTTATCACGTAAGTTATATAGTGCATCAATGCCCTTTTGTGATCTAACTGCTTTATATGCAAGATTTTCTGGTGAGAATTCTCCGCCCTTAGATAATCCTGCCTGACGATAACGCTTGATCATATGCAACACATTATCCAGCCGCCCTAAGTCTTTTGTTTTTAAAGTAAGGTCAACCAAATCTGCTAGTTTTTGATATTTTGCTTTGGTTGCTGTCTGATCAAAGTTTGCTCTGCGTTTTACTGGATGCTTAATCCAGCGATTATTTAAAATACTATATTCACCAAGTGACACTACAGGCTCGTTGCTGTCTTGCACATATACTTCTACTGGAATGCCATGGACAGTAATATTATGAGAGTCATTATAAATTGTCTTTTTGGCTTTGAATAATTCCTGATAGACTTCATTGTCAGGAAACCGCGACATATCCACAACTATGTGTAAATCAAGATCGCTATGTTTTGTATAAGAATATGCAGCATTTGAGCCAGAAATGGTTACGTCTTTTACATTAACATCACTGATTCCAAGTTCTGACATGAAATCGTCTGCAATACTTAATAGACTATCTTTAACTTCTGGATCAAGGGTTTCGTCTATCCAAAGGTTGGGGTTAAGTTTGTCGTGAAACTTAACTGCGTCTGAAAGTTTAAATGAATGAAGTTCTTTAATGTCCATTCATATATTTATCAAGAATGTGTTGGGTTAAGATTATGAGCAGGTTGATAGCAGTTAATTATTTCCCAACGTCCATCATGGTGTTCAACTAATGCAGTCATTGATTCTACCCAGTCACCGTCATTCATATAAACAACGCCGTTGATGTTTTTAATTTCGGCAGTATGTATATGACCACAAATTACTCCATCATATCCTTTGCGTTTAGCATATTTGGAAATATTGTCTTCAAAGTGATACATGAAGTCCATCGCGCGTTTTACACGATGCTTTAGATATTTGCTTAAGGACCAGTAACCAAATCCCATTTTGTGTCTGAGCCAGTTGTATTTTGTATTGATAGCAAGCACAAAATCATATGCACCATCACCAAGAAAACTGATCCATTTGTTTACGCGAGTGATGCCATCAAACAAATCGCCATGAACTACAAGATAATGTTTACCGTCTTTACCTATATGTTCAATCTGATTGACGATTTCTACATTTCCAAATGCCAAATTAAATGCCAAATACGGGCGGAGGAATTCATCATGGTTACCCAACACGTATACAACTCTGGTGCCGCGCTTGGCATGTCCGAGAATGCGTCTGATCACATTAGTATGAGTCTGTTTCCAACGAAACTTATTCTTTTGAATTTTCCACCCATCAATAATGTCTCCGACCAGATAGAGGGTTTCGCAAGAGTTATTTTTCAAAAAACTATCAAGCTGTTCAGCTTTACAATCTTTTGTTCCGAGATGAATGTCTGAAATGCATATCGTTCTGTATGTTTTTTGTGTTTTTGTCATTTATTATGACGATCTTGGAATGTGATGGTCGTTTTCTGATACGGATAGTCGTTTAGCCATATTCTTTTGAATTTTTATGTTTGGTGGCTGTCCAGTTCCAAGATCAGCATGTGTAAACACGCCATATAACTTGATCGTTGTTGGGTTTCTTCCGGATAATTCATACACGATGGCGATATCAGGTGTAAGATGTGCCTTCACCGCTTTTTGAAGATATTGTTTATAGATTCCATTACCAGTAAATGGTTTATCATTCGTGCCATACTGTGCAAGAGGATTTGCCTCTTTGAATCGCATAAACTCTTGAATTTTTTGTAGAATGTTTGGTGTATCCTTCTGGGCACTAACCACAGAAGGAATCCACATAGAACCTTCTACAAATACTACGGAGTTATTTTGGGGTGGGTTAGAATTTGATTTTTTAGCCATTAATCTTAACAGCTTCTTCCAAACGAGCCATCATTTCGTCTCCGGTCATTGGCTTGCTCCAAGGACCATTTGCAGACTTGATGATTGCTACCACATCGTCCGTGCGGAGACCAGTATCGTTACTAGCATCAATGGCTTCAAAAAGAGCCTGTTCGCTGGGTTGGGTTACTTCATTGATACGCATGATATTATTATTTATCCTTCAGATCGTGTTATCAAACGGATATAACGTGCCTATTCTTATTGTCAAGAAAAAATAGTGGTTTTTTATTTGAAGATCATCCAATCCAACCCACCGTTGGAATCAAATCGGTCTGGTGCCGCCCCAACCTTCATGAATCATATTATGTTTCCTATATAAAATGGCCCGTTCTGTTGACGGGTGGGCCAGACCCCGGAAATCATGCTGCTAGAGCAATATCCATGGTTGAATTATCATTTGCAGATACTTCTATTTAGTCTATAATGCGACTAACCAATCAGTCTAGGCGTTCCTATTCCGTGACAATCGATCCTATATTCAGGCCCATCATAAAGAAACTAAAACATTCCGCCTTTTCGGCGTTCTTTTCTGCACCATGCAGAATATGATAAAATTTTATCCTTATTCTTTTTCTTGGCACAGTATGCCTTATACTCTTTGTCTGTTTCAACGGTAGGAAGTTTCTTTCTTCCTCCCCTATAAAACTGTCTTTTACCAGACCATGGATTAGAATATATTGTCATAGTTTCCTTATGGTGGACCTGTCGGGTACCGCCCCCGAGTCTTGTCTACCTTTATTGATAGCCATCATCAACTAATGACCTATTTATAATTCAAATCGTTGCTCTTGTCAAGAGTTTTTCCAACGTACTCATGAGAAAAACATACTCTTTTAATATGTTTGTCCTTGTGGTTCTTTTCCTTGACGGCGCGGTTGGTTATATAATCTTTTCTACCCTTACCGTTCTTTGACGTTCCTCTCCACCGTGGGGAAGAGTTTCTGTATTCACCCAATCGTGGATGCGCAGTTTTAGAAAAAAACCTACAACCTCTTGCTAAGAAGATTTCACCAATAGCATCACTTAAACGGGTCCCAAACCCAAGACCCTGATATTCCGGAAGAATTACTGTTCGGTGTCCTCTCCATGCATTCTTGAAGTTGCCATTTGGGAATGGAAGAGCGGCAGCAAATCCTACTATTTCACCATCCCAAATAGCTAACCAGCATTGTGCAGTTCTATTAAGGTTCCCGTCGAGATAGTGATGGTGGCGAAAGATAGGCCAGATTTCGGTTGAACAAGGTATGATTTCCAGTTTGATTTCGGGTCTTGGCCGAAGAGACCCCCTTCCGGTCATTTGACCGGTCATAGTATCATATACCCAATCGGGCTGTAACCATTCAATCACATCATAATGGCATGTTGCAAGAACAATGTTCTTTAGGTTATGTTTGTCAACATATCTACGAATTGCAACAGAACACGATTTAGCTACATTCCTGTCAATAACAGATGTGAACTCATCAAAGACCATACCTGATACCAATGATCTTGCGAGATTGGCGCGAAACTGTTCTCCATTTGAAAGAACATGATATGGCCTGAGCCAAGATGGAATGGTGTTTAATCCCACAGCAGACAGTCGTTCTGCAGCTTGATCTGCCGATTCAAAGTGTGAGCAGATTGCTTTAGTTTCATCCCATTCAGGCTGTTCAGTAGAACCAAACGATTTCAACAGAGATGACTTACCTGATCCAGATGGACCAACAATCAACCCGATACCATAATCTTCCGGAATACTTGGAACATTTGGAACAGTAAATGTGGTAGTCCCGTTGAACTCATAGTCAAACATAGATGATACTGCTTTAGTGATATCATCTTGAGATACAGATACCGATATATCTCTACTCGGTATCTTATCGTTCTCAAACTCAAATAGAGATGCTATACTATCGTGCATATTATTCATCTGCTATTTCAAACAGGTCCCCATATGGGTTCTGTTCTTTTTCGTATTGCTCTTTTGCATTCTGAATACGTGCTTGTGAAATCTTGATATAATCTGGATCAAGATCAATGCCAATATAGTTGAAGCCTTCAAGCATCGCAGCCTTACCTGTTGAACCAGAACCATTGAATGGATCAAGAACGGTTCCACCTTTTGGTGTGACTAAACGACACAGATACTTCATCAAGTCAGTTGGTTTCACTGTTGGGTGATTGTTCTTTTTGTTTTCTGGATGAATCCACTCATTGTCTGTGCAATCACATGGTTCAATCTGATATGCGCCACATTTGTTACATACGCGACGAATGCCGTTTCCCTTTTGATTAGATACAGCCTTTTTATCAAATCCATCAAGCCCCGAATCTCTATCGGATTTGCTGGCTTTGGCACAGTAGAAGAATCTTGCTGCTGATCCCGTGTCGCCTCGTTTCGCTGATGGAACTCTTTGATATTCACCATAGCAATTAGTATTATCATTTCCTGTATGTGATGGCTCTGTTCCTTTTACATCACCTTGTTGACCCTTACTTTCAGGAAACAATGCGACAACTTCATCACTACCATCATGAATGATATTAGCGGGGAATCTTCCCGATACTGTTGCAGTTCCAATACTTATTTGCTTAGCTCCAATACCATATGCTCCACACCCCTTAGCGTTTGGATTATCGTTGCCCCCTTCACGGGCGAGATTATTTAAATTTTCTCCACCTTTTAAATCATATGTGCGAGTCTCATTACCAACACGACAATCATTAATATTGATGCCACCAGTTCCATGCTTTAGAACGTTCTTCGCTACAGTCTTTTCAGATAGTGGCTTCCTAGCAACGCAAATAGGCTCCCATGCTGGCTTCAGTGCCGTGCCCCAGCCATCCCATTGTTTTGCTTCTTCTGTTGCTGGTGCAGTAATGTTTACTTCAGTCCGTGTCATTCCATATGAATGTGAGCCGCTTGCTGCTCCATTTTTAATGCCTACTTTCTTTTTACCCACGATTTCACGTTCCGCTGCATCTCGCAGAGGTCGCAGTTCTGAGGGAAGTTCAAGAACATCAACAAGTTTTTCCCAGTTATCTCCTGACGGTATTCTGAGACCGCTTTCCCAGTTCCAACATGCACCAGATGGGGTTCCTACTATTAGTTCGCTAATATCTTGTCTTGATAAACCCTTCTTTTCTCTTGCCGCTATCAATGCTATTCTAAACTTCTCAATAGATTCCGAAGGGGCAATGCCTTCTTTATCAATAGCCTTACCGATGTTCATAGACTTAGGAAAGCCAGAGCCATAAACCCATCCGATTTGATCGCGAATATCAAATCCAGCGTCTTCAATCGCTACTACCATTCTATGATATGTGCGAGTGCCAGAGAATGCAAGTAGATGACCACCTGGTTTCAATACTCGCATCACTTCTGACCACATTTCAACACTATATGCGATGCCAGAACTGTCCCATGATTTACCCATGAAGCCAAGTTCATACGGGGGATCAGTTACTACAGAATCTACAGAGTTGTCTTCCATAGTTTTTAATACGTCAACACAGTTGCCGTTATGCAATACAAATTTACTCACGAATTAATCATATCCTTATAGTGCTTTGACCAAAATATATCCGAAAGATGCATTAATGTCAATGATTTTCTATTACTGAACCGCATGAGTCTTTTTATGCTTGAGACTTTTCTTCGTGATCTTTGTGTAAAGTTCTTTTTGTTTTTCTACATCTTTATTGATGATTGCTTCATACAATTTCTGAATTAGGGTTTTCACTCTCATAATTAGTGTCCATAGCAAACTGTCTGGCGTGTGACGAACGTATTATACTGGTCAAAGGTGTCGTTAATCTGGCAAGTGCCGCGAAAACGATCATAGTAGGTATAAGTCGTGACTGTATGATATACCGGATAAACTGGCGGCGGGGAATACGTAGGCACTTGTGGATAAACATTTATTGGCTGTTGATGATCCGAATTAGAAATAATCACGCCAATAACCCCACCGATAATCAGTGGAGCAATAAAATCTCCGCCATGTCCACCATGAACACCATGCCAATGTTCACGTGCTTCTGAGGCTACGGGTGCAGTAGCCAATGCGATTCCGAGTAATGCTGAAATAAGCTTTTTCATATATTTTCTCCTTAACTATACTATATATGCATTTTTGTAAAAAGTCAAGGAGAAAACATAAATCTTACTGGGTGCGAGTATTTCCGTAATGGACGATTTTTCCTGCATGTTGATGGGCAGTAATTCTTCTCCAAGGATCAATTACAGTGGAATTAACCGGAAACTGCAATTCTTTCACATACTGTTCCCAGTAACCAATCAGATACACATCTGTGGATTCTCTCTTTAGATCAAGATCGCCGGTATGAATATCATAATAATTTACTGTTCCACCCAGTTCTTCAACATAGTGTCCGACAAGCATTGAAGAGGAACCATTAGTATAAGGAACATTAGGCTTATATGCCTTTCCAACAATGGTTACATTCTTTCCATATTCTAAGCAACGCTTAGCCATGTTTTCCGCCTGAACTTCTCTTGCTCGCATGATAGCATCAAACAAATCATAACCAAGACCGAGATTATCAGCCATGTAACGTAATGCAATGTTATCCCTTGGATGACAATTATGAACTACCAACCCAGTGGCTGAATTAACATAATATTGATCATCATCAGTTTCATGATTTGGCTTCACTTCCATGTTATATACAAAACCATCATATTTTACTTTAGTGATTTCGTTAATTGTCGTCTTCATAATTTTTCCTTTAATGTTTTACATTTGTCTCCATGCCATCGTTTATAGTTGCCTTTATTGGTAACAATTCCACAATGATAACATAATTCTGTTTTCCCATTTAGTATTTGATTTTGTTTTTCACGTTCTTCTACTGTCCGGTTGACATTCCACAATTTAACTGCTTCTGATATCAGTCTACCTCGAATTTCTTTTTCTTCTTCTGTCAATCTATCATGATAATTCTGTGTAGCGGCTGATAAATTATTACGATGTTTTATGCTTTCTTCTTCTGTTCTATTGGCATAGTATTCTTTTGATCCCATGGAAAGCAGTTCAGCGGTATGTTCACATATACCTTCCCACCAACCTTGGCGCATCAATTCATTCTTACGTTTTTCATCTGCTAACACTTGGCTTACTCCATTGGTTATCCAAGTTTTACCATAAGCATTATTTTTTTCTCCGGTCTCATTCCGAATATTATTCAATGACACTCTTTTACTATTTGGTGATCTCCCAATTGACCATCCTTGATCTTCCATAATATTAATCAATGATAATTTAACACACACTTCAATATCGCCTTTTGACATCCATTTGGTGCCCAGAACAGTATATCTTCCATCAGCATAACTTCTATTAAAACTCATTGGGCTGTTAACAGCATCCAATTCTTTTAGTATAATATTTTCACGTTGTCTTATGTATAATTGATCGCCTGTCTCTAATATTTCGCGAGACCATTGGTCAGGATTGGCAATAATCATTGGCTCAACTATATCACTTGAACATAGATATCCATCTTGTGGATGACAACCCTCGCGTGTGCGGGAACCAATATACCACATGCCGGTAGGTTTATATGTCCACTTATAAATGTATGCTATTGTTTTCATCAATATATTTATTATTTAATATTCATGTAAACTTATCAATGACAAACAACTTATCGGTGTGCAGCACTTCGTCAGCCCTAGTCAACATATGCACTCCATCTCGTTCAATAGGAAGTAGATGATTGTCAGTGACAATCAAATCACCAATGAAAGTGTTAA